ACTGGTTACAGAGCCAGGCGCACAAAGGGGAGGTCTGGCGCATTGCCCAGGCTACAGGCTGGCAGTGCGGCGCATACCTGATGCCTGACGGTGACATTATTGGCACCCCTGAAATACCGGTGCTGTTTAATGGCCGCAGTTCTGCCGCATCAGGTTATACCACCCGGGGCACAGCAGAGAGCTGGCGTGACAGCGTGGCAAATCTGGCAAATGGTAATTACTCCATGATGACCGGTGTTGCTGCTGCGTTGGCGGCCCCGCTGATTGGCCTTGCCGGTGCGGACGGGTTCGGGATCCATTTCTATGAGCAGTCGAGCGCCGGTAAAACCACCACGGCCAACGTGGCGGCCAGTCTGTATGGCAATCCTGATGTGCTGCGCCTGACGTGGTACGGCACTGCGCTGGGGCTGGCGAACGAAGCAGCCGCACACAATGACGCGCTGATGCCCCTGGATGCGGATCCGGTGGAGGTCTATAAGTCGGCTTATGCGCTGTTCAACGGTACCGGGAAACTGCAGGGAGCCAAAGAGGGCGGTAACCGCGAGCTGAAACGCTGGCGCACTGTTGCCATCAGCACCGGAGAGGTGGATCTGGAGACTTTCATTGCCGGTGCCGGGCGCAAGGCAAAAGCCGGGCAACTGGTGCGCCTGCTCAATATTCCGCTGAGCAAGGCTATTCACTTCCACGCCCACGAAAGCGGTAAACACCATGCCGATGCGCTGAAAGATGCCTATCAGAGCCACCATGGCGCTGCTGGCCGCGCATGGGTTCAGTGGCTGGCTGACCATCAGCAGGACGCTGTTAACGCGGTGCGTGAGGCTGAGGCGCGCTGGCGCGGGATTATTCCGGCTGACTACGGGGAGCAGGTACATCGAGTGGGTGCGCGTTTCGCCATTCTTGAGGCTGCGCTCATGGCCGGGAGGGGGATCACCGGCTGGGATGAGCAGACCTGCCGTGATGCGATTCAGTACAGCTTTAACGCCTGGATCCGGGAGTTCGGTACCGGCAACAAAGAGCATCAGCAAATCATCGAGCAGACCGAAGCATTCCTCAACGCCCACGGGTTTAGCCGGTTCGCGCCATTCCCATATGACCCGGGCAGCCTGCCAATTGCCAACCTGGCAGGATATCGCCAGAAGGGAGGGCATGAAGCTGACCCGGTGATGTTCTACACCTTCCCCGCAGCTTTCGAAAAAGAGATAGCGCAGGGATTCAACGCGAAGATGTTTGCTGAGGTACTGAAAAACGCCGGGATGCTGACCCCGCCAAATACCGGGCGAGGGTATCAGCGCAAGTCACCGCGCATTGATGGAAGGCAAATCAATGTCTACGTGATCCAGTATCAACCGGAGGGGAGCCAGCCAGAGTAAGTAACTCTCTCATGTGCGTAGTTTAGGTGTTGGTTCAGTTGGTTCAGTTGGTTCAGTGTTTTTATGTTGCTGTTATTTAAGGGGTTGCGCTCAAAAATTGAACCAACACTGAACCAACAAATGCCCTTTTTGAACCAACACAAACCCCGGAATTTCAGCATCACAGACAGGTAAAAGACGATGACAGCACAAATTTCAGCATATGGTCGGCTGGTGGCTGATGTGCAGAGCCGCACGACCAGCAACGATAAACCGATGGCATTTACCCGCATGGCGGTGACGCTGCCGTGTCAGAAAGCAGAGAACGGAGAGGCCACCTTCTGGCTGGCGATCACTGCGTTCGGCAAACAGGCCGAAGCACTGGCGAAGCTTCAGAAGGGCGACATGGTAAGCGTGGCGGGCAATATGCAGGTGAACCAGTGGACGGGTAACGACGGAGGCACACAGACCGGGTATCAGGTGATTGCCGACAGTGTGATCAGCGCTAGAACGGCGCGCCCGGGTGCGAAGAAAACCCAGCGAGGACAGGCGGCCGGTACTCCTCCGTTTATGGGGGCTGGTGGTCCCGCCTCACTCGGTGCGCAGGGTTATGGAGATTACGACCAGACCCCGCCTTATGACGATCACCAGACTTTCTAAGGATGCCGAAAATGACAGAACATAAACGCCCCATATTAAGCCTGAAACGCGCTACAACAGCCGCAGCGGTAAAACCATCCGCTAACACGATAACAGCAGAGAAAACGGCTCACACAGGCGCTGGCGCAACCACAGGCACAAAGAGCAGTCGGCACAACCGCAAGAAGCTGGAGCTACTAACCACTCACTGGCCTGCTGCTTTCAGCCTGGACGCACCACGCCCGCTGGCGATTGGCACTGCGGAGCTGATAGCAGCCGATATGTACGCCCGGGGAATTACCAGCGCGGGCAAGATACGGGCAGCCGTTGCGATGTACACCCGGCGCGCAATCTATCTGAAAGCACTGATCGCAGGCGGAGCGCGTTATAACCTCGCTGGGGAACCGGTCGGAGAGGGGACGCCGGAGCAGCAGCGGCTGGCTAGAGAAAATCTCTCGGCCATGAACGGCAAGATTACGGCAGGGGGTGACAATGCGCCTGACGCCTGAGCAGAAAGGGGAAATTATCAGCCTCAAACGCCGCGGCCTGGGATATGGTCGCATTGCCGGTGCGCTGGGTATAAAGACCACCACGGTACGCGCGGTGTGTAAGCGCAGCGGGCTGTTTGACGACAATCCGGCGCATGCGGCGCTATTCACCATCCCTGAACCGAAGCACAGCACAGAACTGGCGACGGTTAAGCCGCTGCCGCCGCAGAAAGTGGTGACCGGGCATAAGCAGACCGACGCTTATCTCTGGGTGCTGGAGGTGATCCAACTGAACGAACCGGCGCACCTGGCCGCCGCCGAGGAAGCCCTGCAGAAGCTGACCATCAAACCCAAAGACGCAGAGAAGCGTTACCGCGACTGGCTGGTGCTCAACGGCACTGACCTACTCAACGTGGCGTTTGGGACAATGTTTATGGATGACCCTCAGCATTTTATCCGCCGGGCAAAGGAAGGGATCGCCAGTGCCCGCCAGGTGAGGGCGCATTACGGCAGCTATGATGCTGCGATGGAGCCGGTGGCCGCAGAGCTGCTGATTGACCAGTCGGCGCTGCTGGTGGGGGATAACTTCGGTATGACATCGAAAGAGGTAGAGTCCGGGGAGCTGTACGGGTTTCGGGGTGTGGAGGTTGATGATGCCCGCAGCGAAGCGCGCAACGGATTGTGCGACGTACTGCCAGATCCGCACACCCTTTCTGACGTGGTGCGGGAGTTCGAATACTGGAACTGGCTCTATCACATGCGACATACCGCCAGTATAGAACTGGGTGACCAGTACGGCGTGGAACATCGGCAGGAAGTTTATGACCGCGAGGACTGGCTTAACGGCAAGCTTTCGATCATCCGGCCCCGCCACCAGCGCGAGGCGGTAGACGTGTTGAAATGGCTGTTACAGAGCGAGCGGCACTACGGCAGGGACGAGCTGGATGAAATCCTTCTTAACCTTGTCAGTGGGCAGGGGGCAGTTGAGTGAAGCGATGGTTAGTGAGGAAGAGTAATGCGACACCATAAAGGCGCATTACAGAGTTTTTGGAGTCCATAAAAAAGGACTGCGAGCCAGTGATAACACCTGATAGCAGGCCACCTGAAAGGGTGGCTTTTTTACGCTCAATTCATTTCGTTTTTTGCAACATAATTAATGATCATTGCGTTTTGTGAAACTATAATAGCTGTATCGTTATACAGTGACGGAGGTCGTATGGCTGTTTCAGTTAAACCGGTCCTGCTCAGTGAAAAGCAGATGCAGGCCATCAAAAAGATTCAGGACGAGCAGCGTAAAAAGTCAGGGATTGGCGTTGCGCCTTCTCTTCACGAAATCGCGCGAGGCCTCATGGAAAAGGCGCTGGCGGGTTGCATGTAGCAACGGGCGGTAACGCATGGAACTGAAAATCATTGATGACCCACTGCGATTACAGGCCTTTCTTAACGATCCCCAGAATACAGGGAACATTGTTGAGTCAGGCGATAGCTATCAAATCAAAGCCGACGCGCTCTATCTCGGCATCTATGAAGGCCTGACGCTGGCTGGCGTCCACGAGGTGCGAAACTTCTGGCACAGCGTTGTTGAGTGTCACGCAATTTACGATCCCGGATTCCGTGGTGAGTATGCGCTGAAAGGTCACCGGTTATTCTGCAAATGGCTTCTCCAGAATTCCCCCTTCCTGAACAGCATCACGATGGTGCCCGACACAACAAAGTACGGTCGAGCGATTATCCGCCTGCTCGGCGCGACGCGTGTAGGGCATCTGGACGATGCGTATATCTGCAATGAAAAACCAGTCGGCGTGACTCTGTACCAGCTTACGCGCCAGCAATATAAGGAATTCATCGAATGTTAATTTTCCAGATCGCAAACAAACATCTTTCCCGTGCGACATATGCCAAAGGTGGCAGTAGCGACGGCGGCGCAAAGGCTCAGGCCAAAACCCAGCAACAGGCAATTGATTTGCAGCGTGAGCAGTGGAATACGGTGATGAATAACCTCAAGCCGTATGCCGAGGTTGGCCTCCCTGCGTTACAAGGGTTGCAGGGGTTAATGACCCTCGAAGGACAGAACAAGGCTGCAAATGACTTCTTCGGCTCAGGGTTATACAAGGCTCAGGCTGATCAGGCTCGCTATCAAAATCTTAATGCGGCAGAAGCAACAGGAGGTTTGGGTTCAACGGCAACAGCGAACCAGCTAAGTGCGATCTCCCCACAGCTATTCAACAACTGGCTGGGCGGGCAAATGCAAAATTACGGAAATCTTCTCAATATCGGCATGAATGCGGCGTCAGGGCAGGCTACAGCAGGTCAGAACTTCGCAAACAATACAGGGCAGCTTTTACAGGGGCTTGGTTCCATTAATGCGGGGCAGGCTCAGCAACCATCCAGCTTTGCTCGAGGTATTGGTGGTGCGGCTACAGGGGCAATGACCGGTGCTGCGTTGGGTAGTGTTGTTCCTGTACTGGGCACAGGTGTTGGTGCCGCAATCGGCGGTGGCATTGGCTTACTTGGGGGGCTGAGTTTCTAATGGCTACATGGCAACTTGGTGGGCTTCAGAGCTTGGCCCCTCAAAATACAAATGCTCCAGGTGCGGATGTTCCTCAGCCTATGCAGTATCAGCAGCAGCCGAATTTAGGTGTGATGGCTCTGCAAGGGTTACGGGGCGTTGCTGAGATTAATCAGCAGGCGGAGGCCGCACGGCAACTTAAGGATTATCAGACGCAACTGGGGGATAAGGTATCCAAAAACGACCGCGCTGGCGTCCAGCAGTTAATGGCTCAGTACCCGCAGTTTATGGCCGACTCACAAAAACAAATGGGATTCATCGACGCTGAGCAGAACCGGCAGACCGCTGACGCCGCAATGAATCTCCGTCTTGCCTCGCAAACCGGCGATCCTCTGGTCATGCAGAAAGCCATTCAGCAGGCGAATCCAGTGTTACAGCGATTTGGCCTGCCTGCAGAAGAGGTTTATCAGTCCTGGCAGAACGACCCGCAGGGATTCAACAGAACCACCGACCTGATTCATCTTCACGCTGATCCGAATAGTTACTTTGCCGTCCAGGATAAGCAGCAGGGGCAGGGCATTGCGCAGCAGAACGCAAACACCTCAGCCTATAACGCTCAGGTTAATGCCGCGCAGGGCGACAGACGCCTCGATCTTGATGAGTTCAAGACTCAGACCGATAACCAGCTTCGCACTCGTGAAATGGCTCTTCAAGCTCGGCTTGGGCGTGCTCGAAATGATATCGAGCGCGACAAGCTCACAGCTGAACTTGGCAAAGTACAGCAGGCGAAAATGGAGAAGCAGAACGACAAAATAAATACCGTCGCAAGTAACCTCGATTCCCTGAATACTGCGCTTGGGGTGGGTCATGAACTGGCCGGAATTGTCGGGCAGCACCCTACAGCAGTAACCCGCGCGCAGAACTATAACCCCTTCACAGGCGGACTTGGATTCCTTCCTAACACGGCGGAAGACACGCGAGCCCTGAGCGCTAAAGCGGATGAATATAACCTCAAGGTCGTTCTCCCAACCCTGAAATCAACCTTTGGTGGCAACCCTACTGAGGGCGAAAGGAAGGCTCTCCTGCAGTCAGCTAATAGCATGAAATCCGCCACCAGCAACGACGCGTTCCTGCGTGAGTTGAACAAAGCCCAAAACGTCATTGTACGTATGCAGAAGCGCCAGATTTCCGGGCTCGGCATTCCTGTAACCAAATCGCAGGATGAAGCCACAGACACAAAAATGCTGCTGCAGGATCCCTCTCTGGTTAAGGATTATGTAACCGCTCATGGCTACCTGCCAGAAAGTTACTATCAGGCAAAACTTAAGGGTGGCTACTGATGGCGCAGATGACAGAAAGACAGACAACCTATTCACGGCACCTCGATGAAAAATACGGTTTTCCACCCGGAACGATGGAAACGCTAGTGGGCAATGAATCCAGTGGCAACGGGAGTGCTGAGTCACCGAAAGGAGCCAGAGGTTACGCTCAGCTGATGCCGTCGGCGATGAGTGATGCGGGTTACCGTGGGACGGATCCCCGCTCACTGCCATTTGAAAAGCAAATGGACATTGCGGCAAGCCACCTCAATAAAGGGGTGGAGCGCTTTGGTGATATCGGAATGGCTCTGGCCGGGTACAACTCCGGCAACGCGCGTGTTAATGCGGTCAGGAACGGCAAAGCTACACTGCCAGCTGAAACAGCGGATTACGTCAGTAAATTTGCAGATGCAGGGATTATCCCTGGTGACAGCGAAATCCTGCAGTATGCCCAGGCTGGGCAGCGTCGCCCCCCTCAGCAGCCTGACTACGCAGATCTCGATAAGGCAATCTCACAGGTGGGTGATACTTCTGCATGGGATGCAAAACGTCAGCAGTTTAAGAATCAGGAGGCGGGGCAGCCAACAGCCAGCTCGTGGGAAGAAAAGCGATCTCAGTTTCTTGCCAATGAGAGCGCCGGGGAGCCGGAGCAGCAGGTAGCACAATCAAACCTTAACCCTGAGATGGAGTATCTTTCTCCTGGCCTGAAAGCAGCGCCTGAACAGGCAGCGAGAGGGATTGCTAATATCCCGTTTGATGTCATGGACGCCGGGGTCGGTGTAATCAATGCGGCCCAATCGGCAGGGGCATGGGCAGGGCAGCAGCTTGGCATTGGTGATGGCACATACAACCCAATGTCACCTGTATCTCGCCCTGTAGATCGTCCTACAGACCCTTACGCGCAGGCTGGAGAACAACTGGCCCCTTATCTCATTCCAGGGGTGGGCGCGGAAAGGACAGCTGCCGCGGCCGCTTCTCTCGCTAATGCTCCGCGCGCTGAACGTGCGGCCACTCAGTTAGCTGGTATGCTGGCTGAAAACCTGCCGGGCACACTGGTGAACGCCCAAAAAAACGGTCAGATTACCCCAGAGGACTTAGCAAAAGAAACTGGTATTGGCCTGGCTGGATCGCTGGGGGCCCGTGCTTTGATAAAGGGCGGCCAAGCGGCAACTGGCGTGTTACGCGGAAATGCTGGCACTGCTGGTGGGACCGGTAATGCGCTGGAAACGTCTAATGATGTATCAAAGGCGGCGCGTTCTGCTGCCGGTCGTGAAAACATTTCAACCCAGGCGGCAGTCATTAGTGATGATGTAGCAAAGGCTGCGGATGATACTGGTGTTGATATTAATACTCTGACGCCCGGCATGCGGTCAGGTAGTCGCGGTATTGCTCAGGCTGAGGGTGTTCTCGCGTCAACGCCCGGCACCGTACAGGATGCGCACCTGGTTGCCTTCAATGAAATATCCTCAAAGTTGAATAAGCAGTTGTCTGATTTCGGTGCAGAGTCTGGCAGCGCATCAGAAAAAAGCGCAGCAATTAAAGATCGCATCAGCGCCAGCCTGGCCGACATGAAAAACGCCGAGAATACAGCATGGGCAGATCTGCGCAGCACGATGCCGCGCGACAGGATGAAGATGAATAACGGAATGGCGGTCATCCAGTCTGAGAAATCTGCTGGCGTGCCGCTTACCTCTGAAATGAAGCAGTTTCAGGCAGCCAATGGTCAGGGTAGCGGTATCACCTTTGAGGGCATGAAGGCATGGCGTGCGAAGTTTGCCGATGCGGAGCAGGCGAACATCCGCGCCGGTAAGGCTAATGCCGCCAGAACAGCTGGTGAAATGCGGCGTGCAATCACAGACGACATGCGCGCCATGGCTGATAAAGGCGGCTTCCTCCCGGAATGGCAAAAGGCCAATGACCTTTCAAAGGGATTTATTACCGCGAAGAAAAATGCTGAATCTGTTTTTGGCAGGGATCTGGCTTCAGACGCTCTGGTAAGAAAAGGCGTCGATACGCTTAAGGCTTCCGCAGATAGTGGCCCCGGAGCATTTCACCGCCTTATCGCCTCACTGCCGCAAGCAGAACGCCAGCCAGCAATAGCCTCCATTCTTCAGCATGCTGCGTCACAGGGGGAGAGGGGAGGCGCTGGTGAAGGCGCAGGCCTACAGTATTTTGCCAAGCTCATGACGCCGCAGAACGTTAATGCTATCGGCCGGCACGCGCCTGAGTTAGGGAGAATCATGAAGGAGTTCGGTGTTCTCGCTAAAGCCGGTACCAGACCGCAAAGATACATAGAGCGCACAGGAAGAACGACCGAGGCACTCAAAACGCTGGATACCGGACTTCCCCGAATCGTCGGTGTGATTATGAACGGCATTCAGCAGTCTGGCGCTATCGCGGGTGGTTTTGGCGGCGGCGTACTGGGTTCGATTAGTGGCATGGTTGCTGGTGGTGCGCTGAGGAATACAGTAGCGAAGATTGGCGCAACGAGAAGTGGCCGTTATGCCATCGAGAAAGCGGTTCAGGAGGCAACAAAAGCAGTCAATGCGGGAGGCACATCAGCAGCGATGGCCGCAGCTGAGAAAGCCTTTGCAGCCAATAAGATTGCCATGAAAGCGATCCGGGATGCCGTCGGTGTTGAGGGATTCACACAGCTGACGAGGGCCGGTATTGTCGCCACGCTTAGCGGCATGAAAGATGTTGGGGAAGAAGAATAGCCAGCCTGGCGGGTTGGCTATCGGAGTCACAGGGGCCATGGAAGGCTATTTGCATTCAACAGTCATTTCTTTTCGGTTGAACCCGGATGATTTGGAAACATCATTGTAACCTGCCGGGCAAACGTTGTTTGCTTCCTCATAGCAGACCGACCAGGCGGATCCCGCTCCGCACTCAATGAGATATTGCTTCTTTCCATCGCCACGGTTGACTTGGGTTGATTGCGCACATGCCGCCAGGAGAAGGGGAAGAACCAGAGCTATCTTTTTCATTTATCCCTCAATTTAACCACGAATAAAAACTCACCATCAGCATGCAACGGTATCCATCTGCCCGCAATTAAAAACAATCACCTTGGCAGAGAATATTTATAAATTTTGAACACGGGAGGCCTGTTCTGATTACAGCCGAGTTTCACGAGCAATACGCACGCGTGTGATCCGGCGAAGGTTTTTCGGTGGTCACTACGCGACGCGGAGGAGTTTCGTGACCAGTACGCGCGAGAAGGTTTCAATTACCTCACTATGTGAGCTGGGAAGATTAATTTGGGGTCACTTCGCGAGGAAAGGCGACTTTATGCAACAGTACGCGCGCGAGTACTCAGATGAAAATTTGGCTGAGTGAAGATTAATCTTACATCACTGAGGGCACAGAATAGCGGAGAGGCCCATAGCATGGGGTTTCGCGACAAGTACGCGAAGGCTCGGGAAGATTTTATTACGGTCACCAAGCGAGGATCTTTCACCAATATGGTGAAGGTTTTTTAGGGGTCATTACGCGAGGCGTGAAGATTTTTCCGACATCACTACGCGAGCAGCATGAGAGTTTTCGGAGTCCATAAAGAAACCTTACAAAACCTAACCTTCAAAATCGGCAATTTGCAGCCATGCTTAGTCAAACTTAGTGTTGCGAGCTGCCTGTTAGCAATTGTTAGTCGGTAGCACCTGTTATGAATTGTTATGGCGCAGAATGTCGATATCACCCCGGCACATAATCATTTAGGACAGAGCCAATGATATTTACTCTGTCCTTCGTTGGTGCGCAAAGCTGAGGTACGCATGCAGGTACGCAGCGAAACAGCAGATCCAGGATAAACACCTGCAGATGGGTAATGGCATGGCATCCATGCGCGAGGTATCCACTCCGGTATCCACCAGAACGGCAGCATTGAGATGGATACCCGCCGTTGGTCACCGGCCCAGCAGTCAGACTAAGAGGTTGCCAAGCGTGAGGTTTCCAGGCAGGTTTCCAGCGAAAGGGTGGTTACCAAAAAAGTTACCACCGGAACCGGCATGTTGAGCGGTAACTTAACGCATAGCATCTGGAGTTCACGCAT